AGAGTTTGTATAGTGCAGGAATTAGTTTCTTCTTACAAAGGTCTCCCGTTGCTCCGAAGATAACAATTCCTTTAGTGAGCTGTTCCATTTCCATTATAGTCATCCGAGTCGTAATATACCGTGTCACCTTTAAATCGTCCAAATGCGATGGTGGCACATACAAAGGGTAGTGCTCCCCATAGTAAGACATCAGCGAACGTCATGACCACCAAACATAGAACGCATTCCATTCAAAACCTTGGCTGTGAAAGCACCCAAACGGCGCGACTCAAAACGTGCCCACAGCGCACTGCTGATAACAGGAGCGGGTACGCCAAGATCCACAGCAGCGTGAATCGTCCAACGACCCTCACCGCTGTCTGATACTCCACCATCGAATTTGCTAAGTTCTCTATCGTGCCGTAGAACATCAGCGGTAAGATCGAGTAACCAAGAACCAACCACAGAACCACGACGCCATAACTCAGCAACCTCAGAAACGTCAATATCATATTGATAATCCATCGGATTCTCCATCGGAGCCACCTCAGCATCACCTGCCTTGACGTACTTGCTCCCAGCATTAGCTTCATGCAGGATATTAAATCCTTCTGCGTATGCTTGCATGATTCCATATTCTACACCATTATGAACCATCTTTACAAAGTGACCTGCTCCAGGTGGTCCACAATGCAACCATCCGTGTTCTGCAGATGTCTCACGACTCAAAGGATCAGTGCGATGGGCAGATCCAATACCTGGTGCGAGTGCCCTGAAGATAGGAGAGCAGACGGATACTGCAGTATTTGAACCACCAACCATAAGACAGTATCCACGCTCCAGACCGTAAACACCACCACTAGTACCACAGTCAAGATATTGGATGCCCAGTTTAGACAACCTTTCTGCCCTGCGTCTAGAGTCTTTAAAATTGGAATTGCCATGATCAATAATAATATCACCTTCCACACAAAATTGTAATAACTCATTAAGTGTGTCCTCTACGGTTTCTGCTGGTACGACCATCATAAAAATACCAGGTACTTTACCTGCTGATGATCCATTATGAACTACTTGAACAAGGCTTTCCAGAGAAGTGGTATATCCACTGATATAACCCTTCTCATATTGTTCCTCAGCTTTTTTAACATTGTTGCGGTAACCATGTACTTCGATACCTGTTTTGATCATACGACGAGACATGCCCTCGCCCATTCGTCCTAATCCGATTAAACCTACTTTCATTTGATCAATTCCATTGCTTTATGTAGTTCTCTTGAATGCTCCAATTCATCATTTAAAATCTCAAGAATTTTGTCATCATGACCATTGAGTGCCAGATATTTTGCATACGTTGTAGCAGCATGAATTTCTATTTCATATGACAGATGGTATGCAGACTTAGGAGCCACCCAGTAATAAGCCACATTGATCCAATAATAAATGAGAACGAGGTGTCTGGCAAAAGCGCGATCGATCCAATAACGATTACCATCCCGACTTTCCATATACTCCAGATGCTCAGTTTCATTGATAGTTTGGGCAAAGTGTTCTTTCATCAAGTATAGATGTTCTGGACCACGCAAACCTAAAGACTCTCTTAAATGTAATACACTTAAGAAAGCAAAGTATGGTGCCCTTGCAATCTCTTCTAATACCCAAAACCTTTGAAAGTCTCTACCACGATAAAGATAATCAATAATTGAAATTGTAAATGAAAGAACAAGGGAATTAATTTTCTTCATATTCATCCTCATATAAAGGACAAGGTTCTTCAAAAAGATGTTCCATTCTAAGTTGTTTGATGCGTTCTAGAAGTCCTTTGTAGAACTCTCTCTTTTCGTCTTCCGTCATTTAGTTTTGTAGAGTTATTTTTAACCACGGAAAAATAGGATCTATTACTCCTATGAGTCGGAGGAGACCTTCAGCAAAAAGTGCAAGAACAACCCAACCAACACACATTGAAATAATCGAAGCATTACGATTGTGTTTTCGTATGGCATCATCAATCATCTCCTGACACTCTTCTTTAGTGACATAATGTACGGGTTCAATCTCATCCATTCTGTGACTCATCGTTCATCATTCGGTCCATAGGATCCGGTGATCCACTCACAATTGCACATGCTCTGTTATAAAAGAAATTATCTGTATTTCCTGATGCCTCGAAGGTTTCTTTGACTTTCACCCAGTTGTTATAGGTGTGCTCGTCCATGTTTCTTAGTTTGAAATACTTACTAGCTATAATAGTTAGTACCTAGTATTTGTCAACTTTGTTATGATTTCCTAAAAGTGTTTAAGAAAATATAAAAAAACGGAAAGGAGAGGATTCGAACCTCCGGTGCTACGAACACGGTTGTTTTCAAGACAACTGCAATAAACCACTCTGCCACCTTTCCAAACGGAGGATGTTGGATTCGAACCAACGGAGGTGTTACCCTCACGGTTTAGCAAACCGCTGCATTAGCCACTCTGCCAATCCTCCTATCGAACTTCAAAGTTCAATTTACGAACCTTTCGTTGTCGTCTTTGTTCCTGCCACTCAATATCTTGTTGCGTCAGAACACCCTTTTTATCTTTGGGTTGATTATAGTTTAACATAACAACTTCTGATAAGTCAACCGCAGATATTTTATCTCCACGAATAGTTGCCATATTTGGGCAACCACAAGAAACCGTCTTGCTTGGATGCCCTTCCATTTCCTTTCCGCAGGAACGGCACCTTACCTGTATTTTGTCCATCGTAAAACTATATACGTCTTCAGTTTTCAGTTATTTATCTTTTTTATTTCTAGATTCTAACATATACTCTACAGTATTGGCAACATCATTCATTGCATCTCTTAGAAATGGTTGTTGACCAGAGTGTTGTTCAGTCTTGGTGATACCGTTTTTCCACTCTTCTACAAGTGTCCAACGCCACTGTCCCATGCTCTTAGAATACCAAAGATTAATCTTCATCAGGTAACCGAGATTCCAATATATCTAGTCTACCTTGCAATCTAGCATTTTCACAAATTAACTGCATATGCTCATTTTCCATGTCTTCCAGACGATACTGGAGTCGTTCTACCAACTCATAAAGATTAGCACAATTTGCTACATTTTCTTCACCCCTGTCAGTTTCAAAGAACCAATCTAAAAATTTTTTTGTTCGTTTCTTCATAAAAAAAGAGGGGTCCGAAGACCCCCTATTATAGGGTCTTTAGTTGATGCTGTCAACTGCAGCAAGCGCCTTCTGTCGAAGACTTTCTGGGAGAGGTACATACCCAAGAGAGTCGGATTTTGCCTGTGCTTTTTCACTAAGCATATACCGAAGAGTGTCTTTAACACCATCCTTAGACTCAGGGTAGGCAAGAATCCAGGTCAGGGAAACAATAGGATAAACATTGGCACCTGAAGGATTTGGGTCTGCCCCACGAAGTTTATCATCTAATACGATTTGTGCAAGTCCTGCAGCAGAAGTTTCTGCAGTTGCTGTTACAAAGTTGCCATCCTTATTCTGGATTACTACCTGCTGGAACTGACCACCATTCACATATCCATAATTCAGATAACCAATAGCACCATCAAGATTTTTAATCTGAGCGGCAACACCAGAATTTCCTTTACCACCAACACCAACAGGCCACATAACTGACTTGCCAGTACCAATTTTCTCTTTCCATTCTGGAGAGAAAGCACTCAAAGAGTTGGTAAAACCTTTGGTAGTACCAGAACCATCAGAACGCCACACAGTGGTGATAGACTTGTCTGCACAACCAAACTCAGACCAGTTAGTGATCTTACCCAAGAACACATCAGCAAGTTGTGTCTGGGTCATCTTGGCGTCACAACCAGGATTGTTATAGGCAGGAACGATTGCTCCACCAGTCACTGGGATTTGAATCATCCCACCAGCAGGAATCTTTTCATCCTTTACAGCACCATCGCTGGCACCGAAATCAACAGTCCCAGCAACATACTGACGAACACCAGCACCACTACCAACTGCTTGGTAGTTTACTTTGTTACCAGTTTCCCGATTATATTCAGTAAACCAGGCAGTGTAGAGAGGGGCAGGGAAGGTAGCACCTGCTCCATTGAGTTTGAACGTAGTCTTATCTGCGCTACCGCAGGCAACCATAAGAGGGGTGGCAGCAGCAACTGCTGCAAGTGCTTTGAGTTTCATTTATCAGAACTTGTACTTGGTGCCGAACTCGACCTTCCAATCACGGTCTCCATCTTCCTGGAAGATGTTTTCCCACTTACCATATCCGGCAAGTTTGTCGGTGATTTTGATTTTGCTTCCGACTTCCAAAGCAGTGAAGGAAGTTTGATCACCAGCATCAGGCATAGTTACTCCAGCACCACCTTCAACATAGGGTGCGAAGTTGCCAGTTTTCCATTCATATCCGATACGACCCTGATGGACTGCCTTAGAGAAGTCCTCATCAGTTCCTTTGAACTCATGCTTGGTTTCAACATAAGGTCCAGCAAAAGCAGGTGTCGCCAGTGCAGAAAGTGCCAGAGCGGCAAGTGCGATTTGTTTCATTTTTCTTCTGTGTAATGTTTTCAGATTACCTGGATATTATAACCCGTAATGGTTAATACCAAGTTATCCTTTACTATATTGCACAGTTTAATCTCAATTTAACTTAACCGAATTTTAAACATTAAAAAAAGGGGGGTAGCGAACCCCCCAACATCTAGATGTTTATGATTGAAATCAGAAGTTGTACTTCAGACCAATCTTGGTGCCGTAGCCACGATCGACTTCGGAATCACCAGAACCAACGAAGGAAACTTCACCATAAGCACCCAGAGCATCGGTCAGTGCCAGACCCAGACCTGCCTTACCGGAAGGAACGGTGTCAGCATCACCACCATCGGGGCTGACTACGGTAGCACCACCTTGAACGTAGTAGGAAGCATCATTGCCAAAGGTGCCTTCATAACCAACATGCAGGTCGGTCGAAGTACCATTGTAGTCGGAACCAGTCCAACCAGAGTTTGCCTCTACGTTGACGTAGGGACCTGCAAGGGCAGCGGCAGGAGCAAAAGCAGCAGCGACAGCAGCCGCAGCGAATACAGATTTGATCATTAGTTTTTTACCTCTATTTTGTCTCGTGGAGTTTGACCCACGGATGAAAAGGGAATCGACATTTCCCTGTTATAAAACGTTACAATAGCAACGTTGGAGTATTTATACTCACTTAAATTTACGGGTATTCGGTTACCCGAAGCGGGATATCGGATTCGAACCGACGACATTCAGCTTGGAAGGCTGACGTTCTACCACTGAACTAATCCCGCAGGTGGTGGGGATTGCTCCCCGGACACTTCCTTCACACGGACAGGAGTATTATAAGACAAGATTGATATCTTGTCAAGCCACTTACCCGACTCGAACGGGTGACCTGAGCTTTACAAAAACCCTGCTCTATCCAGCTGAGCTAAAGTGGCAACTCCCCCGGCAGGATTCGAACCTGCGACCCAACGATTAACAGTCGTTTGCACTACCGCTGTGCTACAGAGGATTGTTTGCCTTTTCTTCTTTGATGGTCTTGAAGTAAAGACTATAATATCTTTTCTTCATATTGTCAATGTCATTCATATCTTCTTCAAATCCCATATATTTGAGATGTTGGAATACACCTTCCATCTCTCCTATAAGGAGAAGGAGATTGGTGGAAGTTCGTGGTCTCCCACCAAACTTCCAATGATCATAATTAATGCCCATAAAAAAGAAAGGACAACGACTCAAGTAGGATTCGAACCTACGACCGACTGCTTAGAAGGCAGTTGCTCTATCCAGCTGAGCTATTGAGTCAGTTGGATTGAGAGGTGGAGATCAGTTTATCGATCTCTCTTACTGTTTACCTCTCGTAGTGTGTGTCTCAGGTCTCCCTTCAACTCGTTTATTATAGTACCTCTTGCCCTGTGCGTCAACCTTCTTCTGCAGGTGCTTCTGTTTCTTCGGTGACCTCTGGTTCTGGCAGTGTGACTCCGACTGCTTCCAGATACTCAATGGCACCTTGTGTCTTTAAAAACAACTCTCTAGTTCTTGTAGATTGATTTCCAAGTGTTTCTAAATCTGATGCAAGTTTAGTTCTTTGCTCAACTAATTGTGTAAGATGCTCTTGCTGGTCATTCATTGTATTGTTCAATATAATACATCTCGTTTATTTATAAACTTCTATATGCTAAATATTTGCAAAGCAATTGCATCGAAAAATGAAAAAATCTCTGCTGTTCTTAGGAATGATTTTTTTGACGGCACCCGCAGCATATGCCGATATTACTCACAAACTTTCTTCCAGCGTTCAACTAACTGTTGATGCTGCAGCAACTCAAGTTGACAGAATTGGAAATACATATTCAGTTTCAGGAAACGGAGTTTCATTAGATGTTGCCGGTGGTGCAGGATCTGAAGAT